CGAGATCAACGACAACCTGGAGGACGCCGGCCTCCCCCTCCCGAGCATCAACGGCTGTCCTCCCCCCACACCCACGTCGTTGGGCCTGGATCGCCACTTGACCGGCGAGCAGTACTTTTCCCAGCTGCTCGAGCGTCGTCAGCAGCAACAGAGCGGCAAGGGGAAGGGCAAAGGGAAGGGCGGTGGCCCGGGTAAAAGCCCGGGGTGCGGCTCGGGCGCGGGCAACCCGTGGGAGGACGAGCCCGACGCGCAGACGCTGGCCAAGCTCGAGCGCGACCCCGTCTCGCAAGACGTGACGCGGCAGACGGTCGCCGAGAAGATCGTGGAGCGCGCCAACCAGCGCGGCGACGTCCCCGCGGGCTTGCTCGCACAGGCCAAGTCGGAGATTCCGAGCTCGGATATCCCCTGGGAGGACCAGCTGCTCACGGCGGTCTCCGCCGGCGTGGCGCACGTGGAGGGCATGGGCGACTATACGTTCACGGTCCCGAGCCGCTGGCAAAGCGCGCTGATCGACGAGTTTGGGGAGGACGACGCGCCCGTGCTCCCCGGCGAGCACCAGCCCCTCCCCAAGGTCGCCACGGCGTTCGACCTGTCGGGGAGTGTTCCCGACGAGGACATTAGCCGCATGTGTGGGCACACGATGGGTATGCTCGACAGCCTCGGTGGCATGAGCGTCACGTTCCTGGCGTGCGACGCGGCCGTTCACGCTGTCGCCGAAGTGCGTACGATCGACGACCTGCTCAAGAACCTCAAGGGGCGCGGCGGCACGGACTTCCGTCCCGTGTTCGAGGAGATCGCCAAGTGGCCCGAGAAGCCGGAGATCCTCGTGTTTCAGACCGACGGCTTTGGCCCCGCACCAGCGACGCCTCCCGGCTACAAGGTCATATGGCTGATCACGCCCAACGGGCGCGTGCCGTGGGCCGCCGCAGACGAGGGGGGTAGCTGGGATGGCGAGGAGGTCGACTACGGTACTGTGATCTGGATGTCGAAGGAAGATCGTCAACTTCATGCGCGAGAGAGCAAAGCACGGTAACGCAACTCACGGCAGGTTTGGGTCGCCTGTGTACCGACGTTGGGGAGCTATGGTGCAACGCTGTACGAACCCCAAGAACCCCGCATGGGATCGATACGGCGGACGAGGCATCACAGTGTGCGAGCGCTGGCGCTCGTTCGAGAACTTCTACGCCGACATGGGCGATCCGCCGCCGGGCATGTCTCTCGACCGCATCGACAACGAGCAGGGCTACGAGCCCGGCAACTGCCGTTGGGCGACGCGCTCCGAGCAGGCGCGCAACCGGCGTGTCTGGGGGCGTGGGTACTCCTGGGATGGGAAGAACAGGAAGTGGCGGGCTCGTGTAACCCTAAGTGGTTGTAAGATGGACCTTGGTTTGTTTACCTCTACGGAAGCGGCTGATGAGGCCGTTCGAGAAGCGAGGCGCGCGTATGCCCAACAGCAACAACGCGGCTGATCTCGAGGCGTGGGTGTCCGTGAGGCTCGGGCTCTTTGAGACGGTCCGCCGTCTCGAGCGCCCGGAGCTCATGCGCTACACGCTCAACGAGGAGCGCTTTGCCGATGACCCGCCCGGCACCTGGATTGGCGATGAGCTCTACATTCCACTGTGGCTCTACACGCTGATCAAGGCGTTCGAGCTGGCGGTGATCGTTCCTCCGACCCTTACGCTGGAGCGTGCCGTGGGGTTGGTCGAGAAGGATGTTGAGCGGCAGGAGGGACTGGCTGCCCTGATTCGACTCGCTGTGTTCCGTCCGGGGGCTGTGATTACTCAGTTGCTGGAATGGGAAGAAAACTCCGTTTAAGGTCCCCGCTCCCGAGTCGTTCCTCGGGTAGGAGAGGCGCATGAAGTTCGAATACAAGGGTTGCCAGCTGGCCAAGCATTGGACGGGTTGGGTGGACGAGCTCGACTATGTGTTGGTCGAGCCCAAGGTCGACGGCTACCGGCTCAACGCCACGGTTGAGCTCGACGGCTCGATCACATTCCGTTGTCGCGACGAGGAGTCCCCGCAATGGATCGAGCACCTCGGGCACGTCGCGGTCGAGGTCTCTGACCTGGGGCTCGAGCCCGGCACGATGCTGGACGGGGAGGTCATGGCCAAGGATTGGAACGAGACCTCGAAGCTCCTCCGGCGGTTCCGGGAGAACATGGATGAGGACGACCTCGAGAGGATCCGTCAGGAGGTCAAGTTCCACGTGTTCGACCTCGTGGACCTGCGGAACATCCGCGAGATTCCCCCGAAGGGGCGCCAGCGCAAGCCGCGCCTGGTCTACGACCGCTCGCAGCATGAGCGCACGGCGGACGTGGAGGAGCTCCTCTTGGGCATCAACGAGCGCTCCACGCTCCGGCTCCTGCCGTCGGTCATGTGCGCCAGCGCCGAGCAAGTGGACGCGACCTATGCGCGCTTCGCGCAGGAGTACGAAGGGGCGATCGTGAAGGTGCCGCACGCCCCGTACTACTTCAGCCGGGAGGATGCCTGGTTGAAGATCAAGCCCACGAGCACGGTCGAAATCGTGCTGACCGGCGCCGTGGAGGGCGAAGGCAAGCACAAGGGGCGGCTCGGCGCGCTCGAGGGCAAGACGCTTCAAGGCGCGGACGTGCGCGTCGGCACCGGCTTCAGCGACGCCGAGCGGGAGCGGCTGTGGGCCATGCGCGATCGGCTCGCTGGGCTCCGCGCCGAGATCTCTCACCAGGCCGGCACGGTCGCGACGGCGAGGCACCCGGTGTACCACAGGCTCCGAGACTTGGGATGAAGCAGCGTCGTTGGAAGTGCCCTCATTGTTCTACTGAGGGTTGGGAATCCGGCACCGAGCGTGTGTCTCCGGCGTTCGACCACGATCGGGTGGACGGGCGAAGGTGCCTAGCTGCGGCGAATTTACTCAAGCGGGCGCAACGCCCGCCGTTCAGCGGCAAGAAGGGCGCACGTTGCGCAAAGACGGAGGACAACAGATGACGGTCAGGATCAACAGTTTCAACTTTTTCAACGGGGATGACGCGGAGGTCGAGGTGCGCTTTGGGCTGCCGTCGTCCTCGGATGACGCCATGCGGTTCCTTTCGGCGCTCGGCGCGTTCGTCAGCAACTACGGCAGCAAGCAGATCCCGGCGCTCCCCATGAGCGACGAGAGCAAGGAGCCTCACGCGGTGGAGACTGCGGAAGCAGTACAGCCCGCGCCAGCAACCAAGTCCCGCGCGCGCCGCTCGGCGCCGCCCGCGCCGCCTGCTCCCGAGGAAACGAAACCCGTGGATAACTTCGGGGAGGAGACGGCCGCCGTTGCGCCTCCCACGGTCACGGAGACTGTGGTGCCCGCGCGCGACCCAAAAGCCGCGTCTGCCCCGGCTGTCGCGACCACGGACGTTGTCTCTTCCCCCGCCCCTGCCCCGCGTGAGGCTGTGCGGCGCGTGGCCACGCCGGCCCCTGCGACACCCCCAAAAGCCCCGACTGGAGCGTCGTCTGCCCCAAGTGCGGGTGCTTCCCAGACCACGCTCCCTACTGTGGATGGCGCGGCGATCGCTCGCGTGCCCGTCTCCGAGATCCCCGCTGATCTCATGGCGGCCAAGTCGTTCAAGAACGCGCTGGTGTGGCTGCTCCGGAACGGGTACGACTCGGCGGAGAAGCTCACGCGGGCCTGCTACATGTACGGGGACGTGCCGTGTATTGGGCGCTACTTGGAGCCCAGCCCGGATCCCGAGATGGCAATCGAGCGGCGCGTGGCGCGCGCGTTCGAAGTCCTCGGAGGGTCGAGCGCATGAGGGTCCTCCCCCTCTATGAGCCGGGCGCGACGCCCGTACAGATCGAGGGGACCCAGCCGCTGGCGTTGGACGCCGGGTGCACGCGCTGTGCGCTCGGCGCTCGCGCCGTCACCCGGTGCATGAGCGCGGCGCTTGTGGGTCCCGAGGCAACGCCTCTGCTCTACGTGATCGGGCAGGGCCCGACGCAGCAGGAGGACCGCACGGGGCTCCCGTTCTCCGGTGCCGGCGGGCAGTACGTCCGCCAGCTCATTGGCGCGCGCTGGAAGGGCCAAGTGCTGTTCGACAACGCGCTCCGCTGCAACCTCGGGCGCGAGAAGATCAAGGCCAAGGCGATCGAGGCGTGTCGCCCCTACTTGGCGGAGGTCTGGCGCCAAGCCGGGGCATCGCGCGTGCTCCTGCTCGGCAGGGAGGCCATGCTGTCGTTCCTCGGCGACGGCTTCAACCCGCTCTCCGTGCGGCGGGGCTACGCTTACACGTCGACCGGAGTCCCTGTGTTCCTGCTCATGCCTCCGGCCATGGCACAGCGGAACCGATTCCTCCGTGGGTGGTTCGAGGAGGATCTCCTGTGGGCGCTCACGGCCGACCCCACACCCCCGCCGAAGGACGGGCTCGTGTTCCAGGTGCTGGACGAGGACGACTTCCAGCAGGCGCTCTCCGACCTCGAGATCGCTCCGTGGGTCACGCTCGACACGGAGACCTACGGCGCTCTGGCCAACAACGAGACCTGCATCCTGGACGCGGCCCTCACTCCCGGCGGTCAGGATTATGCCTACTCGTTCCCGCGCGAGTCAGTGGAGCGGTTCGGGGACCGGTTGTTCCGGTTCCTCCGAGACAAGCGCGCGGTCGGGCACTCTCTCAAGCATGACCAGATCGTGGCGTGGCGTCAGTTTGGTTTCCGCCCGGAGTGTCACGCCGATACGCTGTGGCTCCGGCGGTTCTTCGAGTGCAACGTGGAGTTGGCGCTCGAGGACGCGCAGACCGCGATCGGCATGACCGGCGGCAAGCATGCGACGGCGTGGGTGAAGCTGGGCTCGGCAGGCCTCCGGAAGGAGGCGACCTACGCGGAGAAGGTCGCGAGCGGTGCCGACCTCAAGCGCTCGAAGCCGCCGGTCACCGACTACTGGCACGGGCACCCCGACCCCGCGCGCAACGCCGCCGAGCGGGAGCAGGCGGTTACGCGCGTGCGCCAAGGGGACGACCCCGCGCGTTACAGCTACGCGGCGATTCCTCCCACGGAGCGCGCACAGTACAACGCGCTGGACACGGTCTCGACGGATCGGATCTACAGGGCCTATCGGGCGCGGCGCGATCCGGACGCCGAGCGCGCCATGCGCGTGTGGGAGGAGATTGGGCGCGACATGCAACACGCGCTCATGACCATGGAGTACAACGGCATACACGCCGACCGCTCCAAGATTCACGAGCTGATCGCGTGGATGGATCGGGACATTGCCGAGATCGAGAGCAAGATCGAGGCCGAGTACCCAGAGGCCCAATTCGGGAAGTTCAACTTCAACTCGGGCAGTCCTGATACGGCGCGACTCCTGTTCGACATACGCAAGCTCCCCTGTAAGCAATTCACTCCGACCGGGCGCCGCCAGTGCAACGAGGAAGTGCTGGACAAGCTGGACGACCCGATCGCTGAGCTGATCATCAAGTGGCGGAAACGCCAGCACTTTAAGAGCCAGTACGCCGAGGGCATGCTGACCTACATTCGCGACGACGGCCGCGTTCACCCCGGGATCAAGGGCGTGGGAACGGAGTCGGGGCGGCCCTCCTCGGAGGATCCGAACCTGTTCAACTTGCCCCGCGCGGACGCCGCCGATGGCAGCGGCAAGGCGTGCCGGGACATCTTCGTGGCCGACCCCGAGCTGATCCTCATGGATGACGGGACGGTCGATGAGTGGGTCCTCGTGGAGGTCGATCAGTCACAGGTCGAGCTCCGCGTCGCGGGCATGCTGTCGCAGGACCAGAAGATGATCGAAGTGTTCCTGAACGACGGCGACATTCACTTGGCCGCCGCCATAGAGACTGCGCCTTACGTCAAGATTGACCCCGCCGTCGTCAACAAGGAGCACCCCCACAGGTCGAACACGAAGGCCGTCGTGTTCGGCGCGCTCTACGGGGAGCCCGCCGGCGCGCTCGCAAAGAAGCTCGGGATCTCGAAGGCCACGGCCGAGAAGCTCCAGAAGCTCATCCTAGGTCACTACGACCAGCTGGACCGCTGGTGTCGGGAACAGCTCGCCTTTGCCAAGCGGCACGGGTACTGCTTCACGTATTGGAACGGCAAGCCCTTCCGCAAGCGGTTCCTCACGGACGTGGCCAACCAGGAGCCGGGCACGCGCGAGACCGCCGAGCGCTCGAGCTGGAACACGCCGATCCAAGGGACGGCGGCCGACTACACGAACGCCAGCCTGGGGGCGATCCAGCGTTGGATCGAGCAGCGCTGGACCAACCCCTACTTGGCGTCTCTCAACGGCGCGCGCCCCGAGCCGCTCCCCCGCGCCGTGCCCGCGCGCCTCGTGCTCACAGTGTACGACTCGATTCTGGTCGAGTGTCGCAAGAGCGTCCTTCCCGAGGTCACGCAGCAGGTCAAGAGCATCATGCAGAGCTGGCCGACGCTCCACGGGATGCCTCTCAAGGCTGACCTCAAGGTCGGAAAAAAGTTCGGAAGTCTGGGCAAGTACGAGCCCAAAGAGTGGCAGCTCAAGCCGGCCAGCGAGTACCCGGCGATCGTCACGGCGGGCCCGGACGGTCGTTGGAATGTGAACCGGCCCACGTAAGGAAGAGTGAGATGACCAGGTTCCTGAAGCGTACAGAGGATGAAGGCTACGAGGTCGGGCGCGTGCGGGTCACGTTCATAACGGAGCGTGCCATAAAGGTCGAGTACTTGGACGGCCCTCATGTGGGCGACACGGATCAGTTCGTCCCCAAGAGCCAGATCCATTCGAGCTCCGAGGTCAACGACACGACGCTCATCGACGAGGAGGGCACTCTCGTGATCTCCCGTTGGCTTGCGGGGAAGCGTGGGTGGGCGAAGTGAGTCCAGAGGATCTCGAAGCCTACAGGCGCGCTTCGATTCGAATCGAGCCGTTGCAGATTCAGGACGAGTACGTGCGCGTGCCCTCGGACCTGGCGTACTGGACGGAGATGCACGCCACGATCTACCGGGAGTGGCAGCTCGCCAAGTTCTCCCGGGAGCAGGAGTGGGGGGCCGCCGTCAACCGGGCGCGCTCCGAGCTCAGCTCGCGCGGCGGCAAGGCCACGGTCTCCGACGTAGAGGCCTATGCGATCAACGATCCCGCGTACGTGAAGGCGAAACGGGATGAAGTTCACTTAGAGGCCGAAAGGCAACGGCTCTTGGGCATGGTGGAGGCAGTGCGCACGAAGCGCGACATGCTCGTGTCCCTCGGAGCTCACATCAGAGCAGAGCTAGAGCACGACCCAATCATCAAGGAACGCGAACTATGACGGAACAGCGCAGTGCAATGGTACGGTACGCCGAATACACGGAGCAGGACTTCGACAAGGATGTCGACCGGGCGAATCAGATTGGCGGCCGCGCCATTATGGAGCTCCAGCAGGGGGAGAACGTCGTCCGGTTCGTTCCCTCGAACACGCCGGGCGTGTCGCCGATCCGTTCGACCGGCATGCACTACGTGGACGCGATCCCGGGGCTCGATAAGATGGTCGTGTTCGCGTGCCCCAAGAAGGAGCTCCAACAGCCGTGTCCCGTGTGCGACGCCGGCTCCCAGCTCATGCGCTCGCCGAACCCGATCGACCGCGAGCGCGGCGAGCGCATCGGCGCGAAGCTCACTCTGTACGCCAACGTCGTCGACCGCTCGGCGCCGGCGGACGACCCCAACCAGGGCATCCGCGTGCTCCGCTTCGGCAAACAGATCCTCGAGCAGCTCAAGACGATCCGCCGGAGCACGCGCACGGGTGGGGACTTTTTCGATCCCGGACCCAACGGGTTCGACATTGTGATCACGCGGGAGGGGACCGAGAAGTCCACGAAGTACAAGGTGATCCCCGATCGCCAGAACAGCCCGCTGTTCGAGGACACGGAGCTGGCGCAATACGTCATTGACAACGCCTACGACCTCAACACGTTCGTTGAGGCCGTGGTCCCGGACCAGGTGGTCGCGGCGCTCCAGTCTGCGGCGGGCAACGTACAGCTCGCCGGGCGCGCGGCGCCGGCGGCGCGCCAGCTCCCGCAACGTGCCTCCGCTCCGGCGCGCCAAGCCCCCGCAGCTCCGAGCGGCCAGCGCTCGGGCTCGGCGCTGTTCGAGCCCACGCCGCCGGCGGCGAGCGCCGCGCAGACGATCGCAGACGCGGACTTCACGGACGAGGATGACGACTTCGGGCCCCCGCCGAAGGCGTGACGTGCATGGCCGCCAAGAAGCAGGCAGCAGAGACCCCGAAGGCCAAGCCTTCGGGGGACTCGGTTCTGGACGCCGTGCGCGCCAAGCACGGCGCGGACAGCTTGATTCGCCTGGGCACCCACGTGTTCCAGCGCGTGGAGACCACGCCGTCGGGCGCGCTCACGCTCGACTTGGCTCTCGGCGGGGGCTACGCGCGCGGGCGAATCGTGGAGGCGTTCGGCGTGGAGAGCTCGGGTAAGACGACCTTGGCGCTTCACGCCGTGGCGGAGGTCCAGCGGCTCGGCGAGCAGGCCGCCTTCATCGACGCCGAGCACGCCCTCGATCCGCAGTACGCCAAGGCGCTCGGGGTCGACCTCGATCAACTCCTGTTCTCGCAACCTCAGAGCGGAGAGGAGGCGCTCGACTTGGCGATCAGCCTGGCCGAGACCGGGGACGTCTCGCTGATCGTGGTCGACTCCGTGGCGGCGCTCACGCCGCTGGCCGAGCAGGAGGCGGACATGAGCTCGTCGCAGGTCGGCGTGCAGGCGCGAATGATGAGCAAGGGGCTCCGCAAGCTGTGCGCGATCCTCAACACGAAGCGCTGCACGTGCCTGTTCATCAACCAGCTCCGCATGAAGATCGGCGTCATGTACGGCAACCCGGAGACCACGCCGGGAGGCAACGCGCTGAAGTTCTATGCGAGCCAGCGGCTGGACGTGCGCCGGCGCGAGCACGTGAAGGAAGGGGAGGACGCGGTCGGGAACAAGATCGCGGTGAAGGTCGTCAAGAACAAGATCGCTCCTCCGTTCCAGGAGGCTTCTCTCACGATCCGTTGGGGCACGGGCGTGGACCGCGTGGCGGATCTGCTCGACGCCGCCGTGGGCTCGGGCGTCGTGGAGAAGGCGGGGAGCTGGTACAGCTTCGGTGAGACCAAGCTCGCGCAGGGCGCCAACAGCACGGTCGCCAAGATTGCCGCCGAGCCTGCGCTCTGCGATGCGATCGAGAAGGCGACACGGGAGAAGCTCAAGCTCGTATGAAGATCGCATTCGTGGGGGACGTGCACCTCGGCAACCACAGGCTCCACGGCGGGGAGCTCAAGCTCGGCATGAACGAGCGGTTTCGCGCCGTGCTCGAGGCACTCCGGCGCGCGCTGGCCTGGGCAAGGCACCAGCAGTGCACGGACGTCGTGGTCCTCGGGGACTTGTTCGACACGCCCAAGCCGCTCCCTCAGCAACTGACCGCCGTGCGCGACGCGCTGCGCGAGTTCCCCGGCGATGTGCACTTGATCCCCGGCAACCATGACCGCGTGAGCTCGGAGCCGGGGGACCACGGGCTCGGGCCTTTGCACATGGGGGAGGGGCTGTGGGTTTATGATCGACCGGAGATTATTGGGGACTCCACGGTCGAAGTCCTCCTGTGTCCGTTCGACGCGCGCCCCGTACGCGAGTGGCTCCCGGAGGCGCTCGCCGGCGCGCGCTGGTCCCAGGGAGAGCGGATCGTGTGTGGACACTTCGGGCTGTGGGAACGCGCACAGGCGAGTAGCCAGCCGTGGCTGACCAACGCCAACGACGCCGTGGAGGTGGTGGAGGTCGCCAAGATCCTGGCAGCACACTCCGTTCAGCATCTCTATGTGGGCAATTACCACACGCACTTCCACTGGACGGCGGAGGGCGTCGACCTGCATCAGGTCGGAGCCCTCGTGCCTACAGGCTTTGACAACCCGGGGTTCGAGTACGGGTATGTGGAGGTATGGCCTCCGGTCCCCGGTGCCGACGCCTACATCCCTGGCCCGCGCTTCGTGGTCGTCGGTTCGGAGCGCGAGCTCGAGGTCGCGCTCGAACGCGCCGAGCGTTACGGCTGTGCGCTTTACGCCGATTGGCGCGTGTCGCCGGAGGAGTACGTCGCCACGACGCAGCTCCTCGAGGGGCTCAATTCGGGTGCGCGCGTGGAGGTTCACGTCGACCGGAAGTTCAGCAAGCTCCGCGCGGCACAGGCCGCCGGAGCGGCGCGCAGTTCCGAGACGCTCATCGACGCCGTGCACCAGTTCGTGGAGAAGCATCCGATGCCGCCGCATGTGGATCGTGAGCGTGTGCTCGCACATGTAAGGCGATTCCTCAGATGCTGATACACAAGATCCAAGTCGAAAATTTCATGGCGCGCGGGCGCGCCGAGCTCGAGCTCCCGGAGGCGGGGGTGACGGTTCTGACGGGGGCCAACGGCGCGGGCAAGTCTCGGTTCATTGAGGCTGTGGCCTATGCCTTTTGGGGTGAGACGCTGCGCGGGGCAGACCCGTGGATCGAGGGAGAGGCGGGTTCCGTGTCCGTTCTCACGGACGTCGGAGACGCGACCCGCAAGTGCTCCGCGCGCGGCGCGAAACAGCTCTTGTGGAACGGGCAGAAGGCGGACACCAACAGCCGGACCCAGGAGCTCATTCGCGCCGCGTGCGCCGAGTTCGACTTCTGGCGGCGCACGCACGTGTTCTCCTCCGGCGAGGCCGCGCACTTCTCGAGCGCGACCGACGGGGAGCGCAAGCGGATCATGGAGATGCTCCTCGGAATGGAGGTGTTCGACGCGGCTCAGAAGGCGTGCGCGGACGAGGTAGGCGCCGTCAACGCCGAGACCCATTGGTTGGCAACGGAGCTCGCCAAGGCGGAGGGGCGCTACAACGTGGCGTGCGCGCGTCTCGCCGCGCTCGGGGAATTCCCTCCGTTCATCCCCGGCACGCCCCCGGAGTTCGCGGAAACCCCAGCGCTCGGAGAGCAGCTCGAGCAGGCGCGCGCGGCGACCGTTGCGCTGGAGAAGGAGCACAGGGACTTGCTCCAACAAGCCGCCGAGCGCTTCTCCACCCCCGCCAAGGACCGCGAGATCGGCGACAAGAGGCTCGAGCTCCGCGCCGCCACTCAGAAGCTCGAGCTCGCGCGCGCGGGGCGCTGCTCGACGTGCGCTCAGCCGTGGCACGGGGACAGCGTGGAGAAGCTCGAGGAGACGTGCGGTTACCTCGAGCTCCAGATTCAAGAGCTCTCGGACTACGTCGCGCGCGCCAAGGAGCAACACGATGCCAAGATCACGGCGCTCCGCGTGCGCGCCGCGCGCGTGGAGGCCGAGCTCAGCATGACGCGCGCGTTCGGACTCGACCTCGAAAAGCAGATCATCAAGGAGGAGCATGCGCGCCGCGCCGCGCAGGAGTGGGCCGAACGCGAGGCGCTCCGGCGCTCGGATTGGGAGCAGCAAGCCAAGGACTACGCTGCCAAGAAGCAGCGTGCGCAGGCGGAAGTGCTGACGTGTCGAGATGAGCTGAACGACTTCCGCCTGGCTCTCGAGGAGCAGCGCTCGAAGTTGTTCGAGCTTCAGGTTGCCGCGTCGATCCTCGGCGTGAAGGGCCTCCGTGGTCACGTGCTCGGGCGCGCGCTGGACGGCGTGGAGGCCGTAGCCAATTACTGGCTCCAACAGATCGCCCCCGGGCGCGCGCTCACGGTCCGCGCCGAAGGCGACGCGGGCAAGATCACGATTGGGCTCCAGGGGTTCGGCGGAGGCAAGTACAAGGCGGCGAGCGCCGGCGAGCGCCGGCGCGTGGACGCGCCGCTCCTGCTCGCGTTGGCCGAGGTCGCCGGGCACGGCAACCACCGCGGCACGCTGTTCCTGGATGAGGTGTTCGACGCCTTGGACCGCGACGGGCGCGCGCTCGTGTGCCAAGCCCTCGCCGAGTTGGGGCAGACACAGAGCGTGGTCGTGATTACCCATGCCGAAGATCTGGCGCGTGCGATTCCGGCCGTGCAGAGATTCGAGGTAAGTGCAGGAGAGTTAAGGGCTATTCGATGACTGAGTTGTTCAAGATTCCCGTGCGCGCCGAGAGTGCCGAGCAGGCGCGCGCGGTCACGTTCGCACAGCATCAGCGTTCCAAAGTGAGCTGGGTGCAGGACGACCTGGATGCAGTGCGTCGTTCCGTAGAGGATAAGCAGGCGCGCGCTGCGGAGAATCCTGTACTTTACGGCGACAAGTTGGCGGAGTACGATGAGACATTACGCCGCATACACGAGCTCTACTACTCCGAGGACCCGCCGGCGCTGTCGGTGATCGAGGCACTGCGCCTCAATGGGGACGCGCGTTTGACCGACCGTACGCGCGTGTGTGCCATGTGGTTGAGCGGGGATAACTGGATCGTGTTCGGCGCCGTGTGACTCTATGACGCACCTTCGCTGTCCCGCCCGCAAAGCCCGCCGCCCTATGGTCCTTCCGCCGTGGAAGGCGTGGGTCATGAAGCAGACCACAGCGTCTCTCATCGCTATCGCGGACAACCCGGAGAACCTGCCGGGGATCTCGCTGGGGTTCGAGGCCGAGCAGCGGGAAGAGATCTACCAGGCCTGCTGTCGCATTCGCGACGCCTTTCGGGGGGAGTGACGTGCCTGCTCGTACACATGGTCTGTCTGGTACTCGAATCTACAACGTGTGGCAGAACATGTGCCGTAGGTGTTCAGAGCCAACTAACCGCCAGTGGGCTGACTATGGTGGGCGGGGCATCACAGTGTGCGAGCGCTGGCGCTCGTTCGAGAACTTCTACGCCGACATGGGCGATCCGCCTCCCGGGAAGACCCTCGATCGCATCGACAACGATGGCCCCTACGCACCAGAGAATTGCCGTTGGGCGACGCGCACAGAACAGTTGCTGAGCCAGCGCAAACGGAGCTCTGTAACGAGTCGCTTCAAAGGAGTGTTTCGCAAGGGAAACCGTTGGTGTGCCTACATTAGAGTGGCTGGCAAAGCACGTCATCTTGGGTACTTCGCTCAAGAAGAGGATGCTGCCGCTGCCTACTCCGTCGCTCGTTTGGAGGCGTATGGGCAGGGCTAAGCTAGGCGTCAATGTGGTGACTGCCGCGCTGGACCGGCTCGACGCCGTCTACAAGGCAGGCCATCGCGTCATCGTTACCGTCTCCGGCGGGAAGGATTCGGTCGTCTGCCTCGAGCTCGCGATCATGGTCGCGCGCAAGCACGGCCGGCTCCCCGTGGAGGTCTGCACACAGGACGAGGAGATCAACTTCCCCGGCACGTACGAGTCGCTCGAGCGCATGGCGGCGCGTCCCGAGGTCTCCTTCCGCTGGTTCTGCATGCAGCAGCCCATGCTGAACGTGTTCAATCGGGAGCAGCCGTACTGGTGGTGTCATGACCCGCTCCTGCCGCCGGAGAAGTGGGTGCGCCGGCCGCCGTCGTGGGCCGAGTTCGTGGCGGAGAAGACCCTCGAGAGCATTGTCCAGCCCGCGTTCTACCCGGTCGAGCACGTCGCCAAACCGGGGGACAGCTGGGACCCGAATGACAAGCGGCAGAAGTTGGTCACGATCGTCGGCCTTCGTGTGCAGGAGTCGGTCAAACGGCTCCTCGGGCTGTTCAGTGCGGGCGGCCCGATCTCGAAGGCTAACCATGTCGGCGCTCACCTCCTCCGCCCCATTTACGACTGGACGGAGGGCGACGTGTGGAAGTTCATCCGGGACACCAAGGCGGACTACAACAGCGCCTATGACACGCTGTTCCGGATGGGGTGCAAGAAGAACCTCCGCATAGGACCCCCGACCATGACGCTGGCGGGGATCAACCAGCTCCAGATCGCCATGCGCGCGTGGCCCGCGTGGTTCGAGAAGTTCTGTGAGCGCGTCCCCGGCACGCGCACGGCGGCCATGTTCGGCAAGCGCGCGGTCACGCCGCGCCGGCGCGTCGGGGAGAGCTGGCGCGACTGCTTCGAGCGCGAGTGCTTGGGCCCGGAGACGCCGGAGTGGATCGCGCAGCGGGCCTTCATTGTCATGAACAAGGCGTTGAGCTCGCACGGCAAACACGCCACCTCTCCGTTCCCGGAGCACGTCCCGTGTAATCTCTGCGGGTACCTCTGTAGCTGGAAGCACCTCACTCTCGCTCTCTGGAACGGGGATCCCTACAGCCTCAAGACTCTGTCGATTCTCCCGCTCATCGAGCCGGACCAATTCAGGCCTGGCGCTGGTAAGTGGCGCTTTGGCAAGGGAGCAAAGTAAACGTGGCCAAGAAGAAGACAGCGGCGCCCGCCGCCGCCGCCAAGGGACTCGACAACATCGTCTTGAAGGCGAGCGCCCTACAGCGCCTCACGATCGAGTACGTGCCGATCGACTCGATCAAACCCAACGCCTACAACCCGAACCGCCAGGATGAAAAGGAGTTCAAGATGCTCCAGGAGTCGATGGCGGAGGACGGGTTCACACAGCCGATCGTCGTCCAGCGTTCGACCAACGAGATCGTGGACGGAGAGCACCGCTGGCGCGCCGCGCGTGCACAGGGGCACACGAGTGTCCCCGTCGTGTTCGTGAACATGACGGCGGACCAGATGCGAATCTCGACGCTCCGCCACAACCGAGCGCGCGGGGCCGAAGATCAGGA